TCGGGTCAAGTATTGGCTGGTCAAAAAATCAAATGGGCGTGTGAGCGATTTAAACGCGATTTAAGCCGTTCTAAGGACGACAGCTTCCCGTTCTACTATGACGAAGACAAAGCGGCACAGGCGGTTAAGTTTATCGAATTGATGCCTAAGACTGACGGGAGCCAACTCACCATGCAACCATTTCAAGAATGGATCATTAGTGAACTGTATGGCTGGCGTGAAAAAACTACTGGTAACCGCCGTTATGATCGTGCGTTTATTAGTATGGCCCGGAAGAATGGTAAAACCTATCTGGCTTCTGGTATGGCCGCTAATGGCCTTTTAAGAGAACGTCAGCCCGCCCGCAACCGACAAGTATTATTTGTCAGCAACGCCCTTAAACAAGCTAAATTAGGCTATGACATGCTTTCAAGTGGTTTACGGCAAGTCCGTAAGCAATCGAAGTACATGCGGCAACGGGTTAAGGTGCAAAAGCAAGCCATTACTGACTTAGAAACTGATTCACAAGCCTTGGCCCTTGCCAGTGATACCAGTACGCTTGATGGTTATGCCGGGACGACCGTTATTTTAGATGAATGGCACGAAGCTAAAGACCGCAAAGTGTACAACGTTTTAAAGTCTGGCCAAGCACAAGAAGATAACTCCCTGCTGGCGGTGATTTCCACCTCGGGTCTTAACCTTAACGTTCCAATGCACGCCGAATATGACATGCTGACGGACGTTTTAAAGGGGAAAACCAAAGCTGACCGTTATTTTGTGGCAATATGGGAACTTGACGACCGCGAAGAAGTTTACGATCAAGCCAATTGGATTAAGGCCAACCCGTTATTCAGTGAACCACACGCTAAACAACGCATGACGGAAAAGATTCAGGCCGACGTTGACCTTGCCATTAAGCAAAACAACCTAATCCCGGTACTGGTTAAGAATTTCAATATGTGGTTGCAAGCCAGTGAGGACAGCTATATTTCAGCAGACGATTGGGCCGCTGGTAAATTGGCAAAGGTGCCCGACTTACATAATCGTGACGCCTATATTGGCATTGATTTATCAAAAAGTAATGACTTGACCGCGGTTAGTTGGCTCGTTCCAATTGGCAACGGTCAGTTTTATTGTGATAGTCATTCGTTCATCGGAACGAAGTATGGACTCGATTCTAAGATTAAGCGCGATGGCATTGATTACCGGAGCATGGAGCGGGCGGGTGAGTGTAGTATTACCCGATTAGAAAGCGGCATTATTGATTATGACGATCTATTTGACTTTGTACAAAAACTGGTCGGGAAATACAACTGGAAAGTGAAAGCCGTCGCTTATGACCCGTATAACGCGCAAACGTTAATTACAAAATTCGAGAAATTAAGCTACCCACTGTTTGAAGTGCGGCAAGGTACCAAGACTTTGAATATCCCAACCCGTAATTTTCGTGATCAGCTTTACGATAACAAGATTAAACATAACGGTAACAAGATTCTCGCTTATGCGGTCAATAACGTCATCTTGAAAGTATTAAACAATGGCTGGCAACTGGATAAGGCCCGCAACAGTAACCGAATTGACCCAATTGCGGCGTTGATTAACGCGTTTGTAGCTGGTATGGACTATTACCAAGAAAGTGAGGATCAACAACATGCAGAAGATTACTACAAAACAGCGACTGCGGCAGATCTGTTCTGATTATGTACAAACGATCTTGTTGGTGATTGGCCTAATCTGCTTAGTAATTGGTTTTGGTTGCTGGATCAGTTGGCAAGCGGGGTTAATGCTGGCTGGTACGGCAATGATTCTGTTAGCGTTGCTAATTAATTATGAAAAGCAAAGAGGTGATTAAATGAGTTTTTTCGTTAAAAGCAGTACCACCAGTGGCACGCATGATCCGGTGGCCGACGCCTTGGTTAGTTTATCAAGTAACGACCCATATACGTTCGTGAGTGCGGCGGTGTTGCGTAATAGTGACATTTACGCGGCGATTAACATTATTGCAAGTGATATTGCCAGCAATCCGATTACATGTGATACAGCGATATTTAATACCATGATTAATCAGACCCCTAATAGCCAGATGGACGGCTACCATTTCAAATATGCGTTGGCGGCCAACCTGTTACTCAATGGCAATAGTTTTGCGGAGATTTTGCCTAATCACACACTTAAATTTGTGCAAAATAACCAAATGACAGTTGAGCAAGACGATGTGAGCGGCGCGTTAACCTACACCTATACCCCGATTAGTGGTAACAGTCGTCAGATTGCGCCTAACAACATTTTGCACTTTAAATATTTCACCAAAGATGGTGTATCTGGAATTAGTCCACTATATGCCCTCAAAGATGAGCGTCAGATTCAGTCGGCCGGCAATAAATTGCTAACCGGCTTTTTTACTGCTGGCGTGCATGGCACTACGGTTATTAAAGTTCATCAATCTGATTTAGGGCCGGAAGCCAAGGACAATATTCGGGCACAGTTTGATGAAGCCAATACGGGTGACAACGCGATCAACACGATTGTGACTGATGACACCATGGATATTAGCAACTTATCCTTAAATACCGATGTGTTAAAGCTGGTCAACTCGAATGACTGGACGACCCGACAAATTGCTAAGGCTTTTGGTTTACCACCGGAGCGCTTAGGGGTTGAAAACGATCATTCTAACCAAGAACAAAGTGGTGTGCAATATCTGCAAGGCACATTACAACATTACTTTGATAGCTTTACCAGCGAGCTATCGTTCAAGCTTGGTCATGACTTTACGTTTAACACGGACAAGTTATTGAGCCTTGACCCGCAAACTCAGCAAGCCCAAGCCGTGGCCGGTTATACGGGCGGTATTATGAGCCGCAATGAAGCGCGGGCCAAGATTGGCTTGCCACCAACTGACGATGGCAATATTTTCTTAAACTTACAAAAGAATGGAGTGGATAATTCATGAAACAAGATCGACGGTTAACGATTGACGCCGAGTTGCGAGCACAAACGCCACAGTCAGAAACACCCGAAGACGGGCCAGCTGAAAATTCAGCAGACCCGCAACCTAAAGACTCACAGACATCTAAGGGCAAAACAATTAGTGGTTATGCAATTGTATGGAACTCACCAAGCAAAGACTTAGGTGGCTTCACTGAGGTTGTTACCCCCCAAGCCCTTGATGGTGTCGATTTATCAAACGTTCTTATGCTTAATAACCACGACTACACTCAAGTGTTAGCCAGTGCCAAGGCGGGCACGTTAACGCTAGAAACGGACGACAAGGGGCTACATTTCACCGCGCAGTTGCCGAATACGTCGTTTGCTAATGACGTCTACGAAGAAGTTCAGAGTGGGAATGTTGATTCCTGTTCATTTGGCTTTGATAGTGACGACGACACCGACGAATGGACTAAAGATGATGGTGGTAATATCACGCGCACCATTAATCAAGTTAAGAGTTTGTTCGACGTGTCGGTGGTAGCTGTTCCCGCTTATGACGATACAAATGTGCAAGTTGATACCCGTAGCTATGAAAAATTTATTAACCAAGAAAAGGAGCCTGACAACATGGCAAAACAAACAATTATTGATCCTAACAGCAATGACAATGGTAACGAAAGCAAAACCGGTATTCCCGCCTTTGAACAATATGTGCGGACACACGGGGAAACTCGGGACGGTTTAAAGACTGACGGTGCCAGTGCGGTTATTCCTAAAGAACTGATTACCCCCGTTTTCCAATTAAAACAATCCAATTACAACCTCGCCCAATATGCGACGGTTAAGCAAGTTTCTAGTGGTTCCGGTACTTATCCAATTGCCACCAGCCAACAATCTGCGGTACTGGCTACTAAGGACGAATTAGCCGATATTGCCGATGTTGACGCGAATATGTTTACGGAAGTGCCGTTTGATGTAAAGACCCGGGCGGGTAAGATTGCCTTATCTAATGAAGTGGTGGAAGACGCCGAAGTGGATATTGTTAGCGAAGTTAAAACCCAATTGCAACAACTGGTTGATAACACGGACAACACGCAGATTATGAGCTTGTTAACTGGTAGCAACTTTACTAAAGCAACGGCAACCAGTATTGATGATCTTAAAAAGATTTTCAATGTGACGTTAGATCCCGCCTTGAGCAAAATGTGGCTAGTGAACCAATCCGGGTTCAATTACCTTGATACCTTGAAGGATTCCGAAGGCCGTTACTTATTACAGCCGAACCCAACGGCACCCAGTGGGTTCACCTTGTTAGGGGCACCAGTCGTCATGATTAGTGACAAGTTACTGGCCAACAACGCCGACGGGACGTTCCCAATGATTGCGGGGGACTTATCACAAGCCGTGGCTGTCTTCCGGCGTAACCAAGTAACCGCCCAATGGGACAAGTTCGACCAGTTCAGTCAAGGGCTTTCCGTCATTGTGCGGAATGATTATGAAGTGATTGACAAGACCGCTGTAATTAATGTGGCGTTAGGAACTGCAACTGCTGGTAAATAGGAAGACAAAGTAAGTGGAATTTCAAACAACAAGTGATAGTATGATGATAATGCTTATCATATTTTAATAGAACGTGCAGCTATAATTTTAGGAGTGATTTCATGAAGAACACATTTATCCTTGCATACAGTGGTATTATCATCACGTATGTATTCGCCGCATATGTTGCTTTTAAAGTGTTTGAGGTAATCTATTATGCTATGACTTGGTAATAAAAAGGCCGTGACTTCAAGGTCACGGCCTTTTATGATAAATATGTGTTTTGGAGACTGCCCGGGCTGGGATCGAACCAGCGATCTCTTGATTAACAGTCAATTATTCTACCGCTGAACTACCGGGCAATGAGTACTCTATATTTATACCATATAATTTTATGAGAGTAAAGTTAAACTTATGAGGAAGTGATTAGTTGGCAGTGACTGTAGACGACATTAAACTAAGCCTGCGAATTGATGTGACTGAAGATGATCCAATGATTCAAAGTTATTTAGACGCCGCCAAGGACTACGTGCAGACGGCTGTTAGCAAGAATGAAGATCTGACTGTCTACAAACAGTACGATTTTGCAGTGTCCTTGCTGACACAATTCTGGTATCAAAACAGAGTAACTGATATGACAAAGACACCGTATCAAGTTGTCAGTATGATTCAACAACTGCGTGGAAAAATTGAAGCTTAGGTTTGACATATGAAATGATTGGTACTAAAATTAATGTTGTAATTTGTCCTAATATTACTTTCCCGTAATAACGGCGATTATCATATCCTATAGTGAGAGGCTCTCCCCCGAGCCTCTTTTTTATACATATATCTGGGATCAGAAAGTGTGATTCCGATGCGTCAAGATATTAAGAAAATTCGTAATTTATTAAAGCAATATGCCAAACTAAAACGTGATTTGACGGCTTTTAATCAAGTTTCCAGCCCCTCATTCGATGGAGTGTCAAGCCATAGCAGCCGAAACGGCGCTGAAAGCCGCCTGATAAACCATGTTGACCTGTCTTACCAGCTAAAAGAAGTCGAAGACGCCCTAAATGCAATTGATGATCCACAATATCAATTTATTTTACATGATTACGTTATTGAGAAGCATTTCACCCGCAATGAAGCTTGTAACCAATTATCGGTTAGTGTTAGCAAGTTTAATTATATGAAGAATGAAGCATTACACGCTTTTGCAAAATTTTACAGTGATCTAACGGTTTGAATGCTACTATAGCCCAGCTTCAACAATTTTACTGTATAATTAATAATGTGCAGTTAAATATTTACTGGAGTGTCCTTGTAAATGAGTTATTTCATTAAAAAATGGTTTTTCGAAGTTACTGTAAATATTACATTGTTGATTATTCCGGCATATTTGATAACGTGTAGCATATTACAATATGGCCGCATGGCTTTCAGCTTGTCTATGCCGGTGACTGTTTATGGGCTAAATTTATTAGCGTTTAACTTTATGATTCTGTCAGTATTTGACTTTATTCAGTGGCCGTTTGATTATCATGAACCTAAAACTATAAGAAAGGTTATTTTTGTGATACACATTACTATTGCAGTCATTGCCTTGATAATAAGCGTTAGACTAATGGCCTAACGAAAAAAACTGCTAACCAAAGTTGGCTAACAGTCACTACCCCGCGCAAGTATTAAGTCACTGGAAACAGTGGCTTTTTTGTTATATTTTTGGCTGTCCTTTTGGCTGACTTTTAGTGAAAAGAGATGACAATTAATGATAAACTAAAGTAATAAAAAAGCTGCAATCACGGTGTTTTTGACAACCAATGATAACAGCTGATAACGAATATTGGGTATACTGGGCTCGAACCAGTAAATTACGGATTCAGAGTCCGCTGCCTTACCAATTTGGCGAATACCCAATAACAACTATTTAATAGTAACTTTTCCAGCAAATACTGTCAAGACTTTGCTGAAACTTTGTGTCTATTTTTTGCATTTTTGCTTGAATATCGTATCAGTTGGTGGCTAAACTAGTTAAATGGAAGGTGAGTGTATGTCGAAGTCAGAATTAGATCATTTATTCGATCATCTGCGACAACAATTGATCGTATGGGCGGTCACGGCCATCGGATTAGCAGTTATGCGCAGCTTTTTGTTACCCCAATTATTGACTTTCGTTTTTTGGTGTAGTGTGGCCTACTGTTTGCTCTTATTCGTTGGTTTAGTTGTTGTGACGATTTTTAGGTGGCAAAAATCTTAATTATATTTGACAAGCCGCTTATCATTCGGTAAGATAATAAATGAATTTGTGCCCGCTGGTCAAATTGGTTAAGACGTCGCCCTCTCAAGGCGGAGTTACGGGTTCGATCCCCGTGCGGGTGATAAGTTGACAAATATAGAGAAACGACAAAGCACCAAAACGCTGATATAAAGGCGTTTTGGTGCTTTTGTTTTACACTCGAAAACCACTCAAACACGATATGTTCTTCCACGATTCTTCCAAAAACGAAAAAAGTAGCCAAAATATAGCAGTTTTTGGAAGAAAAATTAACAAATGATTTTGTAATCCCTTGCGGCACAAGGACTACAGCAATCATAAAATTATCATTTTTAAAATCCTTCGTCCATTAGCTCGGTAGCCTTCTTATCTGATACGCCGTTTTCTTCTTCAATAAGATGGACGTAGGTGTTAACGGTCGTTTCTAGTTTCTGATGTCGAAGGCGATGTTGAACATAGGGGAGGGACTCATGATTTAAGATAAGAACCGAAGCGTGTGTATGTCTCATGGCGTGTGTTGTAACTTTATTGATCTTTAGACGGTTACAAATACGTCCTAGCTCTTCGTTTGCATTCCCATTGCCCACGATTTTTCCTAGTTTAGACCAAAATACGAGGTTCTTAGGATTCTCCATTTCGTGCAATTCTAAATAATCTTTCTGCGTGCTACGATAGCTCCTCATAAAACGACAGTAGGCGGGTCCTATGGTTATATCTCCATCGGCCTGTCCATTTCCCTTAGTTGGACGAAAAGTCTGTCTACGGGCGTCCCACTGCTGTTTAATGTGAACTATTCCATTATTCAAATCCAAATTATCCCACGTTAGACCAGCAGCCTCCTCGAACCTGGTTCCAGTTTCTAGTTGAAACAGCATCATCAGCATAGTCATGTGGTCATAATCAGCCGTTTTAATGAGGTATTTACGCAGTTTCTTATAATTGGACAGCGTCAAATACTTTTCCTCTACGGGCTTAGGAGGGCGTCCAGTGACGTGTGCCTTGTAAGCAAAGTCACGTTTTAGAATACCATCGGCTACAGCGTCCTTGATTGCGGTGTGTACTTGTTGATGAAGCTTGTGAGATGTGGCAATTCCATGACTGCGGCCAAATTCATTCAGGAACTTCTGGTAATCTGGACGTTTAATTGCGCTCATAGGTTTATCCTTAAAATATGCAGAGACGTGACGCCAGTTGCCCATATACAGCTCGTGAGTATGACGCGATACGCCGTCAGTTTTGTAAATTCTGATCCAATCAAGAAAGTAATGCTTTAGACTCTCGGTGCTACGTGATAAGTCGGCACCTTCCAGCAGAGCATTCTTGGTTTTAGTTTCCCACTCAACAGCGTCAGTTTTGCGCTTTTCTAAATGAGTAACTGACTTATAGTTACCGTCATCATCTTTATAAGAGACACGGGCTTGCCATTTACCATTATTAAGTTTGGTTACTGACATGTTTTATTCCTCCCAACTGGAAATAACAATAGGCTAATATTGCCAAACGTATGTTCTTTTTTGCTTCTAAATAAAAGCCCAAGGGGGCCTAATTATCAATACTATCTTTTATAGATTGAAATGATTTTTTAGAAAGCAGATACTTCAGTACGACTAATCTGCGTGTAAACGAAAAATATATAGTTTCTCCCATTTGATTGATAAACGCGAGTTCCAATATTGCATATAAACGTGTGAATCGTTCGTATGTTTTTGTATCTTTTGAAGAAGACTCTAACAGTGTTGATACAAACTGTTTTAGATCAGTTGTCGTGTCGTGATAATGAATAACAGTTGAAGCAACACGGTACTCAGATTTGAAAAACGAATAAGCAGTCTGATCAATGACTGCTGTATTATGTTCAAAAAATGATTCGATAACATTGAGAGTAATATGATCATTTGAAAACGGAGTGTTTTCTAATAAACGTATATAGTTTTCAGAAAACGATCTTAGTGACAAATAATAAGGCCGTTTATCAGTTAAAACTGTGTATTTAATCATTTCTATGAGATCAGAGACCATTTGATTTCTAATCTCATTTTGATTTCCTGATAAACAAACCATTTTTAAAAATAGTGTTTTTTTAAGAATAAACTGAAAAAAATCTGCGTCCTCCTGAGTTATTTTAAAATTATGTGTTATTGCAAATTTATTGATTAATTCAGTTGATTCTGATAAATCAACTTTTGATTTAATGAGCACCTCGCGTGATAATCGGTTCAAGTTTCTTTTCCTCACTTAAGTTTTCAGTCAAGTACTTATACAAATTTTTTTTGATGAGTTCAAGTTCATTACTTGTCGATTTAGATGTTTCCTTAGAAACTCTGGCAACCACCAAAGTACGAGATTTAAGTACATAGGGCTTGAATGTTAGTCCAAAAACACTTAATAGAAATGGTTCAATTTCATGGTTAGTTTTAAAAATAGAAATTGAAAAAATTAATTGTGAGACCATGCCAATTAGTTTGTATTTAGGAACAATTCGATTTTTAAGTTCATTTGTGTAAATAATAACGGTATCATTCATTTCTGGCTTTCCTCGATTCTGTTTTGTAGTTCGCTAAAAATAGCTTGGATATCAGATTTTGATGCTGAGTAGGACATGGGGTTTGTTCCAGAACGTCCATTCTGAATTGCATCTACTTTATGGCTAATAGTTGAAAAGATATCTAGGCTTGTAACAACCTTTTTCGATTCGAAACTGTATTGAATTTTCTTTTGCTTTTTACCCATATTTGCTGGCACCATAGTGTAAATTATACCAAGACAAGGAAGCTTTGTATCACTTTCGTCAAAAAGATTATCAATAGACTTCTCAAGAGAATCAATGCCAATTATCGAGTATCGGTCAATCCTATTTGGAATAACGTAATAATCTGACGCAAGTAGAGCCGCATCAGTATAGATAGTTAAAGTAGGGGGACAATCAATAAGAATATAATCATAATTTTCTTTCAATTTATTATTCTTGATGAATCTTTTGATACGGCCTGAAAGGTTGTAATCAGCTGTTTTATTGGCTAATACCAATGATAAGTCACCACATAACAAATCCAAATTATCATTGAGGGATGTAAGAATTTCTTTTCCTGGCATTTCAAATGGATGTCCAAGAGAAATTGTTTGTTGAAATAACCTATAAATTGTTGACGAACCTTCACCACTGGAATCGAGAATTTTTTGATTGTAGTAGCTAAATTCGCTTTCATCGATATCATCTTCAGTGTGAACTGTAGATGGATTTTCGGAATTTAAACGTTGTATTTCCGATCGGATGATGGCTTGTGTTTCCTTAGCTTTATAATCATCCAGAAGTGATTGAGTTGCGTTGAATTGAGGGTCAGAATCAATTACTAGGACCTTTTTCCCTGTATTACTCATGCAAGTTGCAAGTCCAATACAAAGTGTGGTTTTTCCAACTCCACCCTTCATATTAATAAACGAAATCACTTTAGCATTATGTGTGGCTTCTTCAGGTTCACTCATTGTTAGACTCCTCCAATATTTTTATTTTTTCTGAATTTTTGATCGTTAATATGGTTAAAGCGAGTGACGGGAATCGGACCCGCGACTACAGCTTGGAAGGCTGTCGTTTTACCACTAAACTACACTCGCATAAGAGCCAACAATGGGTTTTGGTCGGCTCAACAGTTAATTAGAATGTACCTAAAATTATTTTTGCTTAAGACGATCAACCATATCTCTTTCCATTCCTTGGATTATGCGGTCACATTCTTTCCTTGAGTAGCTATCTTTTGTAAGATAAACGAAAGCATACAGATTAATAAAAGAGGTTAAGTCATTAGTAATGTTATCTATGAGTTCATATTTCGACATATCTTTATCCATAATCTTACCTTCTTTCTTTTAAAAGTGGGTGGCAGGGATTGAACCTACATAACAATTTCAAACGAGAGAGAAGGGCTGAAATCGTTATTCTACCATTGAATTACGCCCACGCGATGTACGTACAAGTAAGCGGTAGTATGGGTTATTTGTTACAATGCGAGCGGCAGGAGTCGAACCT